GGCCCAGTCACCGGCTGATGCCGTGGGCTCAACGGCGGTTTCTTTGACCGCCCGGTAAACAATATCGTTATTCACCACCACTGATTTTACCGGCCAGGTTCCCGCCGCCCACTCTGGCAACGCATTTTGCAGCAGCCAGAGAATGTTACTGTCAATACGGTGCTGCAGGGAGTTGTCCCATTCCATCGGGGGAATACCATCGGTCGCATCGGTCACACTATTCCCGTCCGGATCTTTACCGTCGAGTGTTACCCCCCAACCGCGCTCAATAGACGGGAAGTCTAAAACCTCACCGTCGGACGCGCCGGACGCAAAAACCTTACCGTCAGGTCTTTTACCTGCCATTTTTATTTCTCCTCAAAAACGTAATTTACCCCCGCCGCACGCGGCAGGATATCCAGTGTTTGTGCGCAGAACAGCGCAAATTGAGATGCATCGGTGACAGTGATTTTCCATTCACAGGCGGCGGTCGCTTCCACCGCATATTTTCCGGTGCCGAACAGCAGCTCACAGGCTTGCTCAAGGCTGTCCATGTTGCAGCGCGAAAAGTTCTTAATCACACGCACGCGGATCATCTGACGAAATTCGGTATCGTTCAGCACGCCTGAACTGGCGATCGCATCACCGTGGCGGTACCAGGGCGAACCGCCCGCCCCTTTATGCTGATACCCCTTTGTCTGGCTTTGGCTGCGCGTAAAAGCGAAAAACTCACGCTCTATGGCGCCGCTCAGTGTACGGTCCTGCCCGACTATTTTCCCGATAATGTCCAGATTCACGCCTTTCGCATTATCGATATCCAGCATGTCCGGCACCGACAACAGACCGGTAAACGATACGCCCATATCATCGGCCAGCGCCTGTATCGTTGCCGTAGCCTTAGGTTTGGTCATGTACTGCGCGATCAGAAGGCTGGCATAACCATTGGTCATGAGCTGGCATCCTCAACGATGGTGACCGTCACGCCAGTCGCCAGGAACCGTGCTTTCTCACGCGGAGCAATTTCAACGCTCAGCACGTCTGCAGGCGTATCACCATCACGCGCCAGCGCCACCTCGCGCACATAAACGCCGCTGATAGCATTAACCGCTTCTGTCACGTCTGAGGCATAAACAGACGCGCCGGTTTTGTACGCCAGCGCCACGACGGCATTAATGACGGACTGCGTATCGACATAGGTGAAATTAGCGCGGCGTCCGATTGAGATTTTCGCGGTGATATCCACCGGCGTCGGCCGGTCGAAGGGAATGGAGATGGTGTTGCCGCTATAGCGGGTGATATCAACACTCACCGCCCCCTGCAGACCGGTACCCGGCCAGTTATCATAAATGGCCTGTGCAATCTGGGTGTTATCGCCCCCTTCCACCACATAATTAACGCTGTAAGGCGCTACGCCGTTGTCGTCCGTTTGGCCGTACGGTTTTCCAACGGAACAACGTCGGTCACCCCTGGCAGTGCGTACAGGTCGCTGACCGTGCCATCGATGCAGTTTCCGAAGGACGTGCCCGCGATTTGTAAAATCGGGCCAGCAGCTCCGGGTCGGTTTCTTCTTCCTCGCCCAGCGTAGCCACGACGGTCGTGGTCGCCGACGTCCAGCCATTGGTTACAGTGACAATATCAAGCTCGGTGTCTGCATCCACGCTGTACTGGCCTAATTCAGAAGACCGGAAATCGGTTTTCACCGTGCCGTCTGCGCCGAACGTGGCGTTGCTCTGCGTTATCCACTGCACGCCGTTCCCGTCGCGCACGATGGCACCGGCGGGCAGCGTTTTTTTCGCTGTGCCGGCCAGCAACACATCCGGCAAAATGGAATAAGAAGCTCCGCGTCGGCTGATGCCTGAAAACGCCACCTTTTGCTCGAGCCAGGTGCCGGTCGCATTGTCTGGATCGTTGGCCTGATAAACAGCGAGGATGACGCCTTCAATATCTGCCCGCATCTGCGCGAAAATGCCAATCATCTGACCGTCCGGATCATCGGCATCCGTCAAAATGTCATCGCCGTAAATGCTTTTGAATTTACTCACCAGCCCCGAAAAAATGTCATCGAGTTTATCGGCCACGTAGCCGGTGGATGTGACGTTTCCCATTACACGCTCACCTCGTTAGATTCCCCGTAAATGTCGGTATAGCTTGCCGTAACGGAGAGTTTTCGTAATTTACTGTTAAAGGACGAGACGAAAGAATCCAGCGTGCTCACGCCGTCCGTGCTGAGAATGCAGGCGCGAATATCCGACTCAAGCTTGAGACGGTTCCCCCGCCGCGACATGCGGTCCAGCCAGGCAATGCCGTGATCGAGATTGAGAAACCAGTCGTTTTTAAAACTCTTCAGCCGCGTGGCCACTTTCTGCCTGACCGCTTCGGATTTGGTGGCGTACGACAACCGACCGCGCCCGAATGTCCAGTCACCGTTCGCGTCAAGTCTGCGCGTTCTCATGGTTTTGCCTCCGACGTCGTACCGCTCTGGCTGTCGATGTGGTGGTGTGATTTGGTACCGATGCCGTCAACGGTGACATCACCGCCAGTAACCGTCACGCCGCCGGAAATATTCGCCGCGGTACCGCCCTCACCGCCAGAGGCAGAAAGCCCGCCGTTGCAGGTCGTTTCTCCCTGAATGGTGGCCGTGTCATCCATCGTGACCGGTTTCATAAACTCGGCTTCGCAGTGCACCGTCAGTTTTGCCCCGTCGATTTCAACGTTGCTGCCGTTATCGATAGAGACATAACCGGCACCGTCGAGCTGGCGCATCACAATGGCGTCGTTCCTGAATGCACCGATAGCTTTCGCGAGGCTGGATACCCCGGGCAGAAAAAATCCGTCGCTTAAATCATGCTGACGGAATTCAGGTTCCTGACTGACCTGTCCGCTGGCAAACCAGCCATCGATGCAACGATCGGCAAAGATCGCCAGCCCTTCATCACCGGCGCGGATGGGGAACGTAAAGGCAAAGCCGCCACCGCGCGGAAACTTCACCGGCACATCCACCAGCGGAGGCAAACTCATCACAGAACCATCAGCATCCGTCCCCGCAATGGCTACCTGCAGGCTGACCGTCTGTTTTTCTAGATCAAAGGCCGTGACGATGGCCGGGAGCGCCACCCGCAATTGCTGCCCAAAGTCGCTTTTTGCCGCATCGAGCACGGCGTCAACCGAGGCATTCTCCCGCGTGTACTGCGTCATGAAGTCACCTCATCAGTTTCTTTTCCGTTTATGCTTCAATTTTTCGCCTTCTTAAATTTTCCGTTAACCAGCGTCATGCGACATTCCCAGCGCGACGCGTGTGTATCACCTTGTGATTGCACCCCCACGACTTTGTAATCGCCGCCATAATCCGCCACGATAGATTTGATGCGGACCAGTGAGCCGACAATAATTTCTGGCCGCAGGAGGCATGACACTTCGAGCCCGTTATCTGACGCACGCGGGCTGCCCAGCATGCCGGTTTCTTCACTGATCAAGGCGCCCTCTCCGGGCAGGCAATAATCCGGGTGCAGAATATGCAGCGTGCCGTTCTGAATGCTCCAGTCCGCGCCATGATGATCGGCAACCTGTGCCAGCACAGCGCGGGTCGGCCCGTAGCACACTTTCCCCCTCGTCAGCGTTACATCAGAGGGTAAACCGACATTGCCGGGCGTTACGTCGTCCATGGTGTCCACGCACTGGCCGATCACATCGTCATGGGTGCTGCCTGCGGATAGCGTGACGTTGATAAACGCATTCCGGTAAGCCGTCGCGCCGTCGTCGCAGGTCAGTTCTTGGATAAAATCGAGCCCACTGCGTACCACCAGCGGTTTGGTGATTTGCCCCGCATATAGCACACGACAGTTTGCGAGCGTGCCGTAGCCCACCGCCAAAATGACCTTGTTATAGTTTCCGCTGGCTATCTGCCCCCGGTGTGAAGGGTTGAGGTTGAAGACGCTAATTTTCGCTTTATTAGGCGTTTTATCGTGGGTATGGGTAATCGAAAATGTGATGTGGAGATTGGTGATTTGAATCGATTCTTTCTCGTTGCCGATAGTCAGAATATACTGCCGGCCATACTGCTGAATATTATTACTCATCGCTCCTGTCCATAACGTACAGCAGGCAACGCGCCCCGAGATCGTTCCCGCCGTAGGGGTTTAAATTCAGCCCGCTGGTATCCTTAAGCCAGAACCAGAACGGGAGTTGCGTGCGGTACAACAAAGGTGTGCCGACCACCAGGGCGTAGCCGCTGGCGTACACCGCTTCCGTGTCGGCATCCTCCACATCCATATGCCACTGACCGCCGGTCGGTACCGGGTT